TTTGATTGTAGCTGCTATGCTATAGATGATTAATAGGTAAACGATTGTTCCTGACATGATTTTAGTTTTGATTGTCTCTAATAATAGTGTTAACAAGACATTCATAGCCTTCTTTCATTCTATTTCTGCCATCCATTTTCTCACCATACTCAGAATTAAAATCATCAATTGCCATTGTGTTAGTAGTGATTGTGTAGATAGTCTTACCTCTGTAGTCACATTCAATTCTGTAGTGACCTCTACCAGTTGACATAATTGATAGATTTCTTTGATTTTGTTCTGCTTGTTTAATAGTTGCTTTCATGTGATATTGTTTTTTTGGTTAATAATTATGAAACAAAGTTAGTAACTTTTTTTACTTATGCAAATATTTTAACATATTTTAACATATTGAAGTATAAAAAAACCCTCTTAGTGTGCATTGTGAAGAGGCAAAGAGGGTGTGTTATTGTAACCAAACAATATACATGCGGTACAAATATAACTATTTTTTTCTTCTAAGTAAGAATTTTATTAACTTACCTACAAATCCTGACTGCTCATTAACATCAACATTAACCTCTCCATTGGTTACTTGTACATCTACCTTCTCAGTATCTATTTTTAGCTCCTTAGAGTCACTATCTTTATGAAAGTCTACGTCTACCTTAGGAGTATCCACTTTAACCTCTGTAGTACCATCTTTTCTAGTCACTTTAATATCTACATTCTTAGTATCAATATTGATGTTAATGTCTTTTTTTTTCTTAGGTGTTTTCATTATGCTTCGTTATTACTTATTATTCCTTGACTTGATAAATTTACTACTCTCACATTAGCTGGTTGAGCTATTTTCCATGCTGTTCTTCTAGCTTGATGCAATCTTGACTTAGCAATTCTCATTACATTCACCTGGTTATTTTGGTTGCCACCTAGTACATGGTAGTGTGTTCTATCCTCACCAACATACAAGCCTACATGACCACCACCATCTCTCTTGAATGTCAATACATCACCTAACATAGGAGTGCTTTCTTTTGTGCCATACTTTGCCCAGTTAAGAGCCCACAATGGACCATCTACTACCTCAACACCAGCTTTGTGTGCACAATAAGCTACAAATAGACCACACCAGGGGATCTCATCATTAGTGTATACCTTAAGTCCAAGCTCAATAGCCCATGATAAAATGACTGGGTTGTGATTTTTACCTATAATTTCTCTAGTGCCTATCAAACTGACAGCTTGTACTAGGATTCTAGGACTAGTCTCTTGTTTTAACCAGTTATAATTCATAGTATAGTATTATAATAACTCCCATTAATAGTCCACATACAAATCCTAACAAAAATTCCATCACTTTTGGACTGTTAGCTGTGATAGTGTAGCTCCAATTGTACCAGCTGTCACTAAGTAACCAGCCATATCTACTACAATAGTAGGCAGTGTGAATGGTGAAGTCAATAAGACAGCACCAATGGTACCAATAGTGATTGATAAGTTGCGGACTTTGATCCAAAAATTAGGTGTTTTGGCACACCATCTGTCTCTTAGTGTCATTTTATTAACTGTATTTCTATTAGTTTTTTCACTGATTGAGTTAACTCACTGATGTGCTCAGCTAAATGTTTAATCTCAAGCTGTGTCATTTTTTCAATAGCATCACTTCTGTGCCTTGCCTCATTATCTACTAGGTCAATCTTACCTTTAAGTTGACTTACATCAGCTATAATCTCTTTCTGCTCATTTACTACAGCTTTTATATCGCTATGTACATTTTTTAAAAAGTAACCTATCCCTGACAATAGGATAGTAATAATTGTAAAAGCTATCTCATTGAATCCCATCACAAAATAAGTATTGAATTATTATAACCATTCTCTCTCATACCACCACAAGGGCACCCACTATGACATTGACCAACACAATTGCAAGAGCATTCGTCAATCATTGGTCTAAGGTCAGTGTCTCTGTTTGTCTTATCTGTGAAGCCAGGATAAAGGTCTTTATTAGCTATAAGATATCTAATCAATCTCTGCTCATAAAATGAAGCTTTCTGTGCATAGTGCTCCATTCCAAATGCTACCTCACTTCTGCTCACTGATGCTGAGAAGTCACCAAACTGAGTCTGTAGACCTTTGTTCTTTAACTGATAAGTCAAGCCAAAGATAGCATCCTCTGCACTTCTCCAAGCTATTACTGGTTGAATAAAGGTAACAAGTACCTCCTCATCATTAGTAAGAGTCTGAGCATTGTATGCAGCAAGTAAATAATTGTAGTAAGTAGTGCCTAAGATAGGCATCACTCTAAGCTGTGCCTGAGTAGCTATGTAAGGAGTCACATCTGTAACATCTACATTCGCTGTGATTGGTGTATTAACCTTTAAGTAGGTCTCTGTGATAAAGTAGATCATATTGCTGGTGTTTCAGTTGGCATTACGTCACCACCTTCTATAGGGGGTAAAGATGCAAGAGCTCTAACCTCGTTGGGAGTCATTGCATTAAGTACTTTTGTAGCCACCAATGGTGATAGTGAGTTGATAGCATCAGCTGTTTTAGATGCGTCACCTTCAATCTCAACAATAGTCTCATTGATAATTTGAAAGTTGTTGATAGTATATTCACCTGGTATCTTAGCAATCTCTAAAAGCTCATTAACTATCTCCTCAACTTGAGTTCTCAATGGCATTACTACATTTTTTTCAAAGATGACATAGGCTTGTTTAATATCAGCTCCACCACCTAATGCTCCAGTAGTTCTGACACCCATAAGTATAGGGTCAATGGTGTGAGCAAAGCAAATCTGTTCAGTGTTCAATGCTGATGCTTCGTGGAATAGTTTATCATTGCCATTAGTAGGTAGTGATTCTATCTTTGGTAGTTGATCCGCTGAGTTAGCAAAGAATGCTACAGCCTTACCAGCATTAGCCGCACCCTTAAGTCTATCAATTGTGTGCTTGATCATTGACTTCTCCTCTTCTGACTGTGGTCTCTTAGGAAACATCATAGCAAAAGAAGGAAAGACACTATTTTGGATGTTACTTTTTGCGAAGTATGAAAGCTCACCACTAAGGAAAGCAAAATTTAGAGCACTTGTGTACTGTGGCAAAGGATACCATTCTTGTCCTAATGTCATAATCTCATAGACATACAACTGCTCAAGGTCTGAGTTGGTAGGATGGTATCTTTTTATAGGTGTTACGTCAATTCTAGCTGACCAGTCATCACATAAAAAGTAAGTCTGCTTATCTCTAGCAATTCTAACCTTCTCAGGTGATACATTGTAAATCTTGTACAGCTCTCTCTTTGCATTGTAGCACAGCTTGAAGTATACTCTATGGTGTACAGTCAACTGCTGAGCTATAGCTCTCTCTACTTTACCTAGTTTTATTTTCTTTTCAAATGTGTACAGCTTGAGCTTGTCCTCATTGGTCATTCCTTCACTCTTAAGAGTATATCCACCACCTACTACTGAGTTGGTCTTAAAGTCCACAATAGCTCCATGTAAAGGTGATGTATAGTAGAGCTGATTAAGTAGCTCAGGGAACATGTTATCTTGACCAAATGGAATGTATCCAGCTATCTGATATCTACCATTGACATAAGGTAGTGACAAGTTAGCATCACCTACTCTACCAAATGGTGTAGAGAAAGACTGATAGCCTTCTACTACTTGTGTTGTTTGTGGCTTCTCGCCTATAAATCTACTATACCAAGCCATTAGTCATAAATTGAGTTAATAATTGCACCAGCTACTACCATTCTACCCTCTTCAATCATTGTCAATCCAACTGGATTAAGTGTCGGTGTAGAGCTTTCATAGACCTTATATCTATACTGACCTTTAATAAAGTCAATATCTATAGGGTCAGTGATAGTAAATAGGTTAAATCTTGAGGGCCACAGTGAAGTGTCAACACCTTGCCAGTATATTGGGTTAGATGTTGTGTTAAACTCATCTTCGAACTCAAATAAATAGTAAGCATTTGATAGTGTAGTAACCTCAGTTAAGGTCAGTACAAAGCTATTAGTTGAGTCTTTCTCAAGATATATCATACCTATATTGTACTTAGCGAAAATTTTAATTAAAAAAAAAGCCTTACATTTCTGCAAGGCCTCTTTATCTATGGAGAAGAATAGATTATGGAGCTGGTGTAATTAAAGCAGTCACTACAGATGCCTCAATTTGATAAGCTAAAAACTCATTCTCTGCAAGCAAAGTGATTGAATACTTAGAACCATCAGCTCTAGCTGTTCCTGAGCCTTCACCAGTAGCAGTCAACTGCAAGTAAGGGAAAAACCAGTACAAGCCATTAGCATCTTGAACAATACCACTTAAGTACTGCTGACCTGAGCCTAACACCTTGATAGCACTAGACTTAACTGATTCACGTCTGTGAAACATTAAGTTAATAGTCTGAGTAACAAATGAAGAGCCATTGATTAAGTCAATGTTTGACTCTTCTGTGTAGCTTGAAGTGTTACGTCTGAATTCAAATTCAATAAATGGATCAGCTCCACCTACTAAGTCTAAGTTGTCAATTAGGTAGTCATCAATACCATCAACTGTTAATGTAGTCATATCAACATTATCTTGTTGATTGACGTAGAATTTATAGATCCCACCAGTGTTGTTGTCACAAGACTTTTGGATCGTTTGAAGTGCATCACATGCCATTTTATTTATGTTTTAAAGTGAAAAAATAGGAGGACACTTACTGCCCTCCATTATTAATGTTTAGTCAAAACATACATTGTATACAACAATCTCAGAAGGGTTAGTGTAGTGGAAACCAGCTTTTAAATTAGCTCTTGTTCTCAAGTAAGGCTCAGCTACAGTGTCAGATAAGTTTACAGCTCTCAATGCTTTTGAGTCACCTTCAGCGTCAAATGCGTATACTAGGTTGTTTTTCAAAGTCAATACAATAGTGTTGTCAGGCATACCTTCACAAACTACTACATTGATTCCTAAGAATGTCAAGCCTAATGGTAAAGTCACATAAGTTTGTGTGTTACCTTGTGCTGCTTTCAACTCATAAGCATTAGCTACATTTGTTGATACATACAATCTTAATTCTGATTTTTTGCGTACAATTGAAGCTG